AATATTTCATTAGTTTTAGGATCATAAAATACTGTAATTGGGACAATAGCATCTTCTGCTGTACCAGTAATAAATTTGGATACTTTTCTAAGTACCATTCCGGTATGCCATATTTTATCACCCGAAGGTGTATCAATAGGAGTTGTTTTAGATAAATCCAGATTCATCTGTGGTTGTTGTGTACTATCCATTTTTTAATAAATTTGCGATACATCCCATGAAAGTAATTTCTTTATCAGGAGCCATAACAGACTGATATTGTGATTCGGCAATAATAATTGTACCTAACACTGGGTTGTGGAATGAATCTAGGTTTTCGAATAAGGCTCTATATAATTCATTGTAGTCTCTTATATTTGAATCGGCTACAATTTGTCTAATTTGGTTAAATGCCTTAGCATCTTTTGATTTGATTAAATCAATAATTTGATCTGTATATTGTTTTTGATTAACAATATCCTTATTTAATTGTAAAAAGGTTCCTGCAACATCATAAACTATACATGATTGTAATAAATTTAAAGTTTTACGAATATCAGGGTAAGTCTTATTTACAATTTCTACTATATCATCAGTTGCACGATTACATGCCTCAGCATCCAAAATAGTAGAACAACGTTTTGCTACTTCTGATTTAGAAGGTGGTAATATTTCAAATACTGATGTTCTGGATTGTATTGGATCAATTACACGTTCTATATAATTACAAGTAAATATAAATCTAGTTGTTTTAGAATAAGTTTCTATAACATTACGTAGAGCAGCTTGTGCGTTTATCGTTAAGAAATCTGCTTCATCCATTATAACCACTTTTAATTCGCGGAATGTAGCAGCAGAAGCAAATGATTTAACTTTTTCTCTAATTGTATCTATACCATTTTCATCTGAACAATTAATGTAAATTGAATCACAATCTAAATTAGTTACAATTAATTTAGCGGCAGTGGTTTTACCTGTACCTGCAGGACCATACAACAAGATATGTGGAATATCCTGTTGTTTAATCCATTGGTTCAAACTATTCTTAAAAACTTCATTGCCAATATAATCTTTAGGATCAGTTGGCCTAAATCTTTCAGTAAATAAAGTATGTTCTTTAAGCATATAATTAATATACAAAAGATAATTACATCATCCCCGCCATTGGGTTTGGTTCTTCTTCTTTATCTGTTCTTTTTTCGTAAACGACAGATTCAGTAGTAAGAATAGTACCCGCTATTGAAGCGGCATTTTCTAATGCTATTCTAGTTACTTTTTTAGGATCAATAATTCCTAATTCTTTAAAGTCAACCATTTCTAAAGTTTTATAATCTAACCCTAACCAAAAATTAGGATCAGCACTACTTAACCCATAGGAAGCAAATCTAACATCATTTACTTCATGACCCGCATTATTTAAAATCTTTAAGAATGGTTCTTGTATAGCCGTTTTAACAATTCTTCTACCAATAGCTATATCCTTATTATCTGAGATTGTATTAATAACATTTGCAGCATATAGTAAAGCAGTACCACCACCTATTATAATACCCTCATCTAAAGCAGCTTTAGTAGCAAATAATGCATCTTCTACTCTATCTTTTTTCTCTCTAATTTCAATTTCTGAATTACCACCAACATTAATAATTGCTACACCACCAATTAGTTTACCTAATCTTTCTTGCAGTTTTTCTTTTTCAAATGCAGAATTAGCATTATCAAGTTGTGTTTTAATTTCTTCAGCTCTAGAAGTGATAGCTTCTTCTCCACCTTTACCATCTATAATAGTAGTAGTTTCTTTTTCTACTGTTACTTTTCTAGCTGTACCTAATAATTCATTAAATTGAATAGGAGACATTTTATCAAGTTTATGTCCTTTATTTTTGGATAAAACTTGTCCACCTGTAACTGTGGCCAAATCTTCTAAAGCCATAGTTCTTCTATCTCCAAATTCTGGTGCTTTGACAGCTACTGCTTTAACAGTACCTCTCATTTTATTAACAATTAATGTTGCCAATGCCTCACCATCAATATCTTCGGCTACAACTAAAATAGGTTTAGATTCACCACTTGCTTTATTCAATACATTAATTAATTCTGATGCTTGTGTAATTCTTCCATCAAAAATTAATATATAAGGATCATCTAATACGGCTTGCATTGTATTATTATCTGTGACAAAATAAGGAGATTTAAAACCTCTATCGAACTGCATACCTTCAACTACTTCAAGTGAGGTTTCACCCGTTTTAGATTCTTCAATAGTAACAATTCCATCCCTACCCACTTTATCCAAAGCAGTAGAAATTAAATTACCTATTTCAACATCATTATTACCAGATATAGTTGCTACTTCTTTAATTTGAGTATCTTCAGTAATTTCAGTAGACATTTCCTTTAACCTCTCTGTAACTGTTGTTACAGCTTCATCTATACCCTTTTTAATATTAACGGGATTAGAACCATCATTAATTTGTCTGATTCCCTCTTCTAAAATTGCAGTAGCTAATACTGTTGAAGTTGTAGTACCATCTCCTACTTCATTAGCACATTTAGTTGAAACTTTTTTAGCTAATTCTGCACCTATAGATTCAGTTTGATCCTCTAATTCTTTAAATGCTTTAGCTACAGTAACTCCATCTTTAGTTACTTTAATTTCACCAGTATCTTCTTTAATTAATACTGTTCTACCTGCAGGTCCTAATGTTGACGCTACGCTATTATTTAGCCTTTGAACTCCCTCTAAAAGCTTATTTTTTAAATCTGTTCCAAAACTTGTTTCTGTCATTATTCTACGATTGATAGCACTGAATTTTGTGCTGTTATATAATATTCTTCCCCTTCAATGGTTATAGCCTGTGCACCCATTTTTGGGATTAAGACTTTCATTCCAACTTGTAAAGTTGTAGGAGCATATTCACCTTTATTAAAATTATAAACATTTGAAATTGCTATAATTTCTCCCATTTCGGGTCTTTCTTTACCCATGTCAGGAATAATAATATTTCCTGCCATTTGTTCCTCTTCCTCTATAGGTCTAAGGATAACGTTTCCATTAACTGGTCTTAATTTACTCATTTTTTTCTATTATTAAATGCGTGGATTTTATTTCCTTTATTTGATGTTAATTTGGAAGGTCTATATTGTCTAGATTTTCTTCCCCAAGATTTAGATGTTCTTGAACTACTCATTTTAAAATTGCTTCTTTAAGTTTTAAATGTGTTTCTTTAAATTCCTTAGCGAATTCTGTTAAGCTATAAGTTCTATCCTGTAACATTTGTTTTTTAGCTATTGCTAAAACTGATTGTTCTAATGTAGAATAAAAACCTATAGTTTTATTTTTAGTAATATCAAATACATTATAACTGTATTCATCAATTACTATTTTAAAATCACCCAATAATGGGTCCTCTATAAATGTGGTTTTACCTGATCCAACAGGTCTACCTTTAAAATTTGGATTTGCCATGTTTTATACTATTTTAGTGTACGTACAATATACGAAAAATATTAATAAAAACCAAGCTCTAGGGCGAACTTAATTTACTTAATTTGCAGAGTTTTTAATTCTGACCCCTTTGAAAATGGTATAATGATTGATAATAATCCGTCAGTAAAACTAGCCGAAGCTTTGGATAAATCAAATTTATTATCAATTTTCCATCCTAGATTAAATGATCTTTTAGCAATACCCCTATGGATATAATCTTTATCATCTTTATCTTCTTCTGGTTTATTATAATTGATTTTTAAAAGATTATCTTGAATATTTAATTCAATATCTTTTTTACTAATTCCCGTACAAGCGATATCAAAAGATAACCCCTTATCTGAGGTGTAAAT